TCGTAACCGGTGCCGCAGAGCGTCCAGCCGGCGGCGCCCAGCCCTTCCTGGAACTGGTCGCCCTCGCTCGTCATATGACGGCGGTAATCGATGTTAGCCAGGACGATGCGCGCGCTCATGGCGTGCCACTCCGAAGCCGCTGATAATCCGTCGGCGATTCCGTCGGCAGGCTCGTCAGGTCGCCGTGGAGCTGCCCCGAGACGTGCGGCGACTTCAGGCGGCCGGCGATCAGCGGGACGAACGATGCCGAGTAGTCATACGTCGCGTCCACGTCCCGGTGTCCGAGGCGCCGGAGCGGCACGCCGCAGCCCTGATCGCAGCATTGCCGGACCTGATGCCCGAACCGGTCCATCTTGAATTGCCACCATCCCGAGACGGCCGGGATCCCGTGGTTCTCGCCCCGGATGCCGTCGAGTGCCCCTGCGACCTCGCAGAAGTAGGCGAACGGCGCCCCGTCGCGCTCGAATATCGCCGCACTCCACCGCTGATTGATGTCGCAGGATTCGCGCGCCGCGATCCACTCTGACGGCAGCATCCCGAGATCCCGCCAGTCGAGCAACAGGGGCGAGTGCCACGAGGCCCGATCCCGCGACGTCGGAATCAGCCGGCCCGGTAGCCACTTGTCGATCTCGGCCGCGGCCGCGGCGTCAGCGTGCGCGTTCAGGTTGAACCGGCCGAGCGGATAGAACGTGTCCCGCACAAGCTGACCGTGCTTCATCAGGTTATTCGTCCATAGGCCCCGCTGACGCTGATCCGGGACTTCCTCGACGAGCACAGCCATGAGATCGGAGAACCGCGGGTGAACGCAGGGATTGCCCCCGAACACGCCGCGGATTCCCGGCCAGCCCTTGAGCGACCGTAACGCCTGCCGGAACACGTCGACGCTCATGTGCGCGACGTCCTTCCGGAACGGCAGGAGCTGCGTGCAGTTGCTGCACCACATCAGATCGCACGATCGGCTGATCACGATCTGGATCGTGTCGTTCGTCTTATCCGTCGGCGCCTTCACAGCGTCACCTCGAGCGCCGCGCGCGGAAAGCAGTGCAGCGCAGTCGCCCGCGTGCAGTTGACGACCGCGACGCCGGCCGCCTGCAACGGTCCGACGAGCGATTGGAAATAGGGAAGCCACTGCGCGAAATTCATCCTCGGATTACCGGGATGATCCTCGTGCCAGTGTTGCTTCCCTGTGTCCGTCGTCTGCATGTCGTAGCCCAGAAGCACGATCCGAGACACGCCGAGGTGCTTCGCCAGGTTGATCGCCTGATACCCGCTGTTCCGTCCGGTCCGCAGCGTGTGGGGCTCGTGCGCGAGGCCCCGATCGCCCGTCGCCGTCAGCGTGACGACGCCAAACGCCGGATCCGGCCGTTCGAGCGAATATTTCAGACCCTTGAAATCCATCGCGCCCTTATGCCACTGCCACCATCGACGATCCGCCGCGTAGAGCACGTCCGCCCACGGCGCGATCTGATAGGTCGAATTGATCACGATCGTTCGCGCCTTGCCGCGGCAATACTCGACATCCTCCGCCGTCAGGCTCGGCCCGCTGGCACAGATGACGGCCGTTTCACCAGGCCACAACCGAGGCACCGCGACGAGCTGCCCCATGTCACGAACAGGCCGGAGAGCGCCAGCCGATCAGGACGGACCAGGCCCGCGGACACAGCCCGCCGCGTTCGTCGAGCTTCAGATTCGCGTCCGTATTGCGCTCGAACATCCATAAGACTTGCTCGAGGATCGCGCCCTGGACGCCGGCCGGGACGGTATCCTCATCCCACAGATCCGTCATCGTCGGATTGTTGCAGAACTGGATCGCCGCAGACGAGGCTTGCTCGATCATCAGTTGCAGATCGTCGTCCTCGGCATCGATCAGGATCCGGCACCGCTTCCGCGCGACGTCGAGCGTGACGAGCGTGACGGGATCCGCCATCAGTCGCCGGCCTTCCCGTCTTTCCCGTCTTTCCCATCGGACCCGCGCCTGACGGCCATCCGCCAGGCCTTCGACTCGCCGGGCCGATCGCGCGTGTCCTCTTGCGCAATCCAGAAGGATCCGCCATGCGTGACGCCGGAGGCCTTCCGGTAGAGCGTCCCGATCTTGAAGACGCCCTCATCGGTCGGGATCGGGATGTCCCATTGTCCCAGGACGCTCTCGTCCTTTCGATAGAGCGTGATCGTCCGCTTCCCGTCGAAATCGGCCCGCGCGTCCTCGAGCGTGCCATCCCGGCCGGGCGCCCCAGGCGCACCGGGCGCCCCGTCCTTCGGGATCGGCCACGACTTCACGAGCTCCGCGACGGCCTGTCGGACGAATTCGGGATCCGGTCCGATCGGCCCGGCGTCCTTCGTCTGTCCATCGGAGAGCGTGACTTGTAAGGTTCCCTGCCGCGTGATCGTCATCCCGGCGACGCTGATCCCGTCGCGCCCGTCTTTGCCGTCCATCCCGTGCACGCCATCTTTGCCGGCCGGCCCGATCAGGCCTTGCCCGTCTTTGCCATTGAGGCCCGGCGCACCGTCTTTTCCATCGAGCCCATCACGGCCGTCCTTCCCGTTGAGGCCATCGGATCCGGGTTTCCCGTCGATGCCGTCTCGGCCATCTTTCCCGTTGAGGCCTGGATCGCCATCGGTGCCCCGCTGGCCCTGCGGTCCGACTGGCCCGATCACTGACTCTCCACGCTCGCCGGCAGGCCCGCGCTCGCCCTGCACGCCGACGCCTGGCGGTCCTGGCGGCCCGGCTGGACCCGGAGGCCCGGCGATTGGTTGCAGCGACTTCACCGCGGCCGACCATTCGGCCATGAGCGGCCGCACGTCGAGACTGGCCGACTTGGCCGCGGACAGCTCGACGCCGAGCGCGTCGACGCGCAGCATGAGCGCGTCAAAGGCCATCCCTGATTGCTTGATCCGCTCGGCATAGTCCGCTCGCGCCGCCTGCACATCCGCCTCGAATTTCGCCGTCAGCCTCCGCTCGAGGCCTTGCATCGTATCGAGGATCGCATCCATCACCGGGGCGAGATCGTCACTCACGCGACCTCCAAAAATCCGCGCGCGAGTGCCTTCGCCCGCCACAGCGCCTTATTGGCGGCCGGATCGACCGGCGCAGGCTGCGGCATCGGTGCCGGCGGCGTCGGCGGCCGCTGCGATGGTAGTTCTCGATCAGCCAGCAGCTTGATCGGCCAGTTCTGCTCTTGCAGGTATGGCGTCTCGCCGCCATCGACCGGCCCCAGATCGAGCCACCGTTTCCGCGCCTCGTTCGGCGACGCGCCGCCGCTGATCGCATCTTGCGCGACCTTGATCCGCGTCGCCGTATCCATCTGGAACAGATCGTCAAGTTTCAGCTTGACCATAAGATCGCGCCCTGGCACGTTCGGCAGGCCGATACCTTCACCGACCACCGCTTGCAGGTTCACGATGTGGTTTTGCAGACAATCGGAGTAATACTGCTGATTCAACGCCTCGACGCTGCTGATCGTCGGATCCGGACCGATTCCGACCTTATACCGCGGGATGTGGAAGCATCGGGCGATGTCCTCGTCGGTCATGCGGAGCTGATCGATTAACTGCGATTGCTCGGCCGTCGCCGCCATCGCCTGATACGTCATCCCGCCCGTCAGAACCGCCAGCTTGCCGACGTTGTCGCCCGCGTGATTCGTTTCCCAATCGGCCTTCAATTGCTCGGCCGCGGCCTGGCCGTGACCCGTTCGCGAAAAACTTATCCGACTGATCGCGGATGTGCAGCCCCTGAAGCGCCGGCCAGCCGGCGGCGTAGATCGGCGAGACGCCGCACAGCGGATGGAACAGCGGACATTCGGTGTCATGCATGATCTCGCGCGCCGGCACCGTGACGCTTTCGGCCTGATTCAGTGGATCGGTGTAGAGCTGATAGAAAACCGAGCCATCCGGCGCGACGAGCGGCATCACCCGACAGGGATCGAGGATGTAGCCCGCGACTACCACGTTCCGCTGATCGCGCACCTTGAGCACGAACGTGTTCCCATGCGCCAGCTTCGAGACCATCCACCATTCGATGAAATCGACCCAGGTCTGATAATGGTTCGGCTTCCGCAGGAACGGGGAAAACGCCGGGCTGTCCTCGGCTTCGATCCAAATGCCGTTGGCGTCCTCTTCGTATAGCTCAACGCACAGCTTCGCCACGTCCCGCGCGATCAAGGTGATACAGGCGTAGAGCGTCGGATTCGCCAGGACCGTTTCAGGCCGAACGATCTCGTTCCGCTGCCAGCCGCCGGACGTGATTTCGTGCAGAAAGCCGGACCACCAGCCGCGCGATCCGGTCACGCCGACCAGGCTCAGCGATTTCTCGGCGAGCTCCGGCTTCGACCGCCGCGCGAGCGTCCAGCCGAGGATGTTCATTCGCCCTCGCGACGCCGCGTCTTTTTCGGTTCCGGTTTCGGCTCGTGTGGCAGGAGCGGCGGCAGATCGGCGATCGGTGGAAACGTCGGCACATCGGGAAGCGTCGCCGGAGCCATCGGCGGCGTCGGCTTCACGATCGGCGGCGTCGGCTTCGGCGCATCTTCCGCGAATCCGAGCGCCTTCAAGATGACCGCATCGCGCGCCTTCACATCGACGACGTCGCCGGCCGATCGCTTGTGTCCGTCGTAGCGGTACGGCTTCAGGAGTTTGACGGACGTGCGCGCGATTGCTGTTTTCATGCGGAGGCCCCTACCACGCGCCGACGCGCGCCCCATTCCAGGACGCGCGCCGGCCCTCGCTGGCTATGGTGCGATTCGATTCCTACGCCGGAGCGTAGGCGGCGCCAGTGATGATCTGGACGGCCTCGCTGCGCCGCTTCTTCCAGGTGATCCACCGCTCGGCGCGGATGCCGACGCAGTTCTTCTGCCACAGGTTGAACGTCGGCGAGTTGCCGCCGGCCATGTCGAGCGTCGCCTGATTGCTCGAATCGAGCGTCACCCGACCGTCATCGGCCAACAGAATCTCCTTCGGCTGGATGAACACGATGTCTCCGGCCGGGACGGAATTGCTCGTCAGGACGGTGTAGCCCATGATCGTCCCGCCGTTCGGCGTCATGGCGACTTGGCTGTCCTGGATGCCGAGCGAATTCCGCAGTGCGGAGATCCCACGGGCGACGGTCGGCGTCGTCACGATGTAGAGGCCGCTCGTCGGAATGTTGGCCGTATCGTAGGCCGCGAGCGCGTCGTTCACGTCGGTGAACAGATCCGCGAGATCCGTGCCGCTCGCCGGCACTGGCGTCACGGCGTTCGTCACCGAGGCCGGATTGTTCGCCGTCGCGGACACGCTCGGGAGCACAAATTGCGCATCCATGAACGCCGAGATCGACGAGATCAGATCCTGACGGACCGTCTGCTCGGCGGATGGCGTCCCGAGTCGGATCAGCTCTTCGGTGAGCACGATGATCCCGGCGATCTTGTCGTACGCCATCGTGACCGTCGTGAAGTCGAGTTCGGTGACAGGCTTGGCCGCCTTCTCGCCAACCCAATTCACCGTCGATCCCAGCGTCTGCACGAGCACGCGCACGTTAAACGGCGTCATCCGGAATCCGCTGATCCGGCCGATGATCGTCTCCGGCCGCAACAGCTCCGCGAATTCGGACGCCAGGTTCTGCGCGTACACCATTTCGGCGCCCCAGCCCGGCGACTCGACCACCGTCGATCCGGGTACCGCCGTCTTGATGAACTTCACGAGCTCCGGCGTCTGCCCTTCCCATCGCTTGGCGTAGGCGATCGTGTCGGAGATCGATCCCTTGCCGGCAGCGATCGCCATCGCGTAGCGCGTGAACAGCGTCCCCTTCGGGAGCGGCACGACTTCCACGCGAGGCGCCATCTGCCGCTGTGCCGCAGGAATGGCGGGGGAACTGAAGACGGACACGGCCGCCGAGGCCTGCGAGGCCTCGAGCGCCTTCAGCTCCGTCATCTCTTCGGCGTCGTGCTGAAGGGCGAGCGTCAGCCCTTTGCGCTCTGTGGTCTCCTCCGCGTCGAGCCCGCCGTCTGTGGCGGCCTTCGTTCGCAGCTCTTCGAGCCTGGCCGACTTCGTCGCCCTGGCAATCTCGAGCGTTTCGATCTGCTCCGCATACGGGATCTGATTCTTCATGGCTTCTGCCTTGCGCAATCCCGGAACACCGGGCGTTGACGGGACGCGCAGCCCATTGCCTGACGAGGCGAGGCTTGCGGCATCGAATGACTTGATCGCGGTAATCGTGGCTTCGGCGTTCATCGGTACGACGACGGTCGACAGTTCGCCCCAAATCCACTTTGCCACCTTGCGAAGTTTGGTGCCGGCGACTTGAGCGGCCTCGATCGGTTTCCAGCCGATCGAGAGGCCACGCACGAGCGGCGGCGTAGCGGATAGCGCCGCCCATGCCTGATCGACAAAATCCTTTATTTCGCCCGGTACGTGGACGTTCGAGATCCGCGCCTTGATTTTGATGCCCTTGCCGGGAATCACTTGCACGTCGAACACTTCACCGATCGGGCGGCCATGTTCCCACAGGAGCGGGATCGGCAGGCTGTATTGCGCGCCCTCCGGAACCATGACATCACCGCCGCGATCCGGCGTGATCGTGCTGGCGAATCCTTCGATGATCCGTCGGCTGGCGTCGACGCTTTTGATCTCGAGCTGCGCGTGCGCGTAGTCCGGATGGGGCATGGGACGGACCCATGCTCAGCCATCTGCGCATATTTTGAGGTTGTTTCGGAAGAAAACCCTACGGCTGGCGCGTTTTCAGCAGCAAGGCGACCGTCTTGGACACGGATTCGCCACGCTCTGCGGCCATTCTGCAATACCGATCGTGATCCCTGGCAGGAATCCAGATCGTGAGCTTCGAGCCCGGCTCTGTCGCCCGCGGTCGCCCGCCGCGACGAGGCCCGACGGCAAACACCCGTGGATCGTTCGGCTCGCTCATCCTCGGCCCCCGACTGAGAGGATCTGATACACCGGTTCGACATTCACGCCGGCTGCAACGGCATCCGTCCGCGCCTGCCAGCTCAGGACCGCCGCCACGGCCGCGTCAATCTTCTGGGGCGAATCCATCCGTTCCTTTGAGATGATCCACAGCGGCCGGCCGTCGTCGTCCCGCTGCCCGATGAAATGCCGGCGCGCGTTCCCCAGATGCCGGACCAGATCCGGATCGCCACCGTGCCGGACGTCGCCCGTGACGATCGCCGTGTGGAAGCCCTCGACGGCCCGCGCCATCGTCGGATGGCGGTTCGTGGCCCATCCGATGACGCGCTTCTCGCCGTAGAGGCCGATCCAGGCCGAGACGGACTCTTGCCACCAGAACGGATC